TACCATTTGCTCTTCATTCCGCATTCCATAGCAACGGAATTATCAAATAAACTTTTTATGTAATGCCAAATTCTTCCCCAAGGGAATTTCTTTTTATTTTTAATTACTTTTGCTTTTTTACTTTTTCCCATATTTTTTCCTCAAATTCTTAATTAGTATAAACTAAAATTTAGTATTATACAAATATTCTATTTGTATTAAAGAATTGAAAATAGTAAAGAAATAATGTTAATATATTAAGCACTGGGGATGTCTTGGTTTCGACATTTAATGATTAGCATAGATTGCAGTCGAGTTGCTTCGTCAAAAGCTAAAAAATAATATCTGGCAACAGAAATTTAAATCTTGCTTTTGCTGCTTAGTTCAGCCTTGTAGTTTTCTTTAACTAGAAAGCACGGATCTTAAGGGTGCATTTTCTCACGTTTAAGTCATCTGTCATAAATAGAAAATAAGTAATGGTGATGATTATAGCTATTAACGAAAACTAAATAATCTAGCGATGTAAAGTTTGAAAGAGTTGATAAGTCGCGAAATTTAAATTCTTTCTAAACTGTAGTAATCTATGTGGAACATTAAGTGGACCGGAGTTCGATTCTCCGCATCTCCACCATTAAGAAACAATAAGATTGATACCAAAAATATCAGTCTTTTTTTCATTATATAGGGCTATTTCGCTTATTTTAGGCATAAATTGCTTAATTTTGGGTGAAGCAGCCCTTTTTTCTCCGCCTGTTTTAAAAGCAGGCAATTTATCAAAAGCACGAACTAGCAATAAAAAGCACGAATTGACTATCGAAAGCACGATTATACTTTTAATCATTATTATTGGCCATTGGCAGCGATGCTGATGGTCTTTTTTTATGCTTTGAAAAAAATTTTTGAAAGTTACCCCGACCAGAACCGCCTCCAAATCTCCATATGGTGAGCAAGAGATAACACGCCTTGCTTAGAAAACAAATGGAGGTGTTCATATGAAACACAAAGTAAAAATTAGTGTCACCAATGAATCTCCTAAAGGTGGAATCGTTACTTGCAAGAAGAAAAAGATGAAAAGGGGTCTATTCAAAAGACTTCTCGGAATCGATCCAGACAAGGTAACGATCATCATCCCAGGGGACTCAGTGAAAGATGTCACCGTACAAGAGGTGGCAGAGGTAGGAGGTGCAAAGAATGAGTGAAGAAAGAAAGCACAGCATCTTGGCACCAAGCAGTAAGGAATGGGTACATTGTGGCTTCTCAGCAAAATTCCTAGCAAACAAGGAAGAAGAGACAAATGATGCCTCAGAATTCGGAACTGAATGTCACGCCTTAGCAGAAGCCTATATCAAACAATCCTTAAAAATTGACGATTTCGATGAAGAACCAGTAAGCATTGATGAGTTGAAATCAAGCTTCAGACATTACGATGAGGAGATGGAAACACTCGCTACTGGCTATGCAAACTTCGTCATTAGTCAGGCGGATTATGAAGAGAAGCGCACAGGAAAGAAACCTATTGTATTTGTGGAGCAGCTTTTGGATATGGACTATGCTCCAGACACACATGGTACTGCAGATGCAATTATCATCGCAGGAGATACCTTAACAATCATCGACAACAAGACAGGATTTATCCCAGTTAAAGTCTTTGAAGGCAATGAACTAAACAGCCAACTTGGCATCTACGGTTTATATGCTTACAAATTATTTGCAGATGTTTATCCAATTAAAAAGATCAGATTAGTTATCTATCAAGAACGAATCCATAACATTGATGACCAAACGGTAAACGTTGAAGACTTACTTGAATGGGAAGTTGGCGTTTTAAGACCTGCTGCAAAAGAAGCACAAAATCCGAATGCAGAGGCCGTTAGCGGAAAGTGGTGCAAGTATTGCCCTGGAAGAAATGTATGCCGTCAAAGAAGTGAAGATGCTCTATCAATCAATGTTGAGAAGAAGCCTGAGCTTATGACTGATGATGAGATTGAGGAATTACTGCCAAAGCTAGACTTCATCATCGATTATTGCGCATCTATTAAAGATTACGCGCTTAAGAAAGCTATCGAAGGTAAGAAGTGGAAAGGATATGTCCTATCTGAGTCTTCCACCAAAAGAAAGATTAGCGATGAAGAAGCGGCCAAAAGAATTTTGAAAGAGGCCGGCTATTGTCCTGAAGTACCAAAACTTATGAGCATAAGAGAGCTTCAAAAACTAGTCGGTAAGACCAAATTCAATGATTTAGTTGGCCAATACGTTATTAAGCCTAAAGGACAACCAGTGTTGGCTCCTGAAACTGATGCCAAGAATAGCGATACGGAGGATTAATAATAATGTTGAAAATAGAAACAGGGCTTGAGACCAGAGCCTTAAAAGTGGTCATCTATGGTGCAGAAGGCATCGGTAAAAGCACTTTTGCATCTCAATTCCCAAATCCGCTCTTTTTAGACACAGAGGGCGGTACCTCTAGCTTGAATGTAAGAAGAGTTAAATGCGGCCAAGACTGGTCTTACCTTCTTTCTTGTGTAGAAGAGGTCATAAAAGATCCTAGCATTTGTAAAACGTTGGTTATTGATACTGCTGACTGGGCTGAATCTTTATGCACAAAGTTTGTGTGTGAGAAGTATCGCAAATCTAATATTGAGGAGTTTGGCTTTGGTAAGGGATATGTCTACTTGCAAGATGAATTTTCAAAGCTTTTAGTTTTGCTAAACAAGTTAATCGAAGCAGGTGTAAATGCCGTTGTAATTGCACATGGGAAGCCTAGAAAGTTTGAACTTCCAGAAGAAGCGGGTCAATTTGATCGCTGGGAAATGAAACTATCAAAACAGGTAGCGCCATTGCTTAAGGAGTGGTGCGATATGCTCCTGTTCTGCAATTACAAAACTTATGTTGTGACAACTGAGAACAATACCAAGAAAGCACAAGGCGGCAAACGAGTCGTTTACACGTCTCACCACGCTTGTTGGGACGCTAAAAACAGATATGGATTACCAGATGAGATTGATTTAGATTTCAAAGCAATTTCGCATTTATTTGGCCCAAAACCCCCTCAAAAGCCCGCTGTTTTGCAAGAAAACAATGAATCTGAATTACTTTCAAAGGTTAGGAAATTAATCAAAAATTCGGGCGTTTCTGAGGCTGATGTTGAAGATGTAGTTACTGCTAAAGGTCATTACACAAAAGACCAACATTTAGCTGATTATAAGGAAGATTTCTTGGCCCGTTGGATTATTCCAAATTTCAAGAAAATCGTTGAAACGATAAACAAAAATAAATCCACAGGAGGCAATGAATAATGGATAACACAAATTTAAATAAACCTAATCAAAATATGGAAATCGGATGGGACGATACCATTCAAGAAGACGGGCAGGAGTTAGTCCTTCTGGAGGAAGGCGATTACAACTTTACCGTTACAAACTTCGAACGTGGCAGATTCCCTGGCGGGCAAAAAATCCCTGCGTGTAACAAAGCAACAATCACAGTTCAAATTGAGTCTGAGGCAGGACGTTCTGCAATTAAATTTGACTTGCTTCTTTATAGAAGTGTTGAATGGCGCATTTCTTCATTCTTCCGTTGCATCGGGCAAAAGAAACATGGCGAGAAGCTTACCATGAACTGGAACACTGTAATTGGCAGCGTTGGCCGTGCTCATGTAATTCAAAGAAAATACACGAATAACTACGGCGAGGAAAAAACGGTGAATGATATCGGCAGATTCATTGACTATGATCCTAAATTCTTTAATGGGACTCCTGCTGGAATGGTAGAAATCTCAGACGAAGATCTCCCATTTTAGGAGGTGTTAGTCATGATGGAACTTAGACCATATCAAGAAGCTGCGGTCAATTCCATTCTGGGCGAGTGGGAACAAGGGCATCAACATACTTTGCTGGTGCTCCCTACTGGCACGGGTAAGACCGTGGTGTTTTCAAAAGTAGTGGAAAAAGAAGTGAGCAAAGGTGAAAAAGCGCTCATTCTTGCACATAGAGGCGAATTATTGGACCAAGCATCAGATAAGCTTTACCAAACCACAGGATTGACGACGTCGCTTGAAAAGGCAGAGTCTACAAGTATTGGCAGTAGTGAAAAAGTAACTGTTGCATCTGTTCAGACATTGTCTCAGGAGGCAAGGCTTAAGAAGTTCAAAAAGGATGACTTTGGCGTAATCGTAGTTGACGAAGCGCACCATGCAATGAGCGAAACATATCAAAGAGTTCTTAAGTATTTTAATTCGGCGAAAGTACTGGGCGTCACTGCAACGCCAGATAGAGCGGACCAGAAGAACCTAGGTCAGTTCTTCGATTCAAAAGCGTACGAGTACACAATGCATCAAGCAGTAAAAGATGGATACCTATGCCCAGTAAAGGCGCAGATGATTCCTCTTGAATTGGATATCAGAAACGTCGGTCTCTCAAATGGCGATTATGCCGTGGGCGAGATTGGAAGCTCACTTGAGCCATATCTTAATCAAATAGCTCTTGAGATGCTTAATTATTGCAAAGGTAGAAAGACGGTTGTTTTCTTGCCTCTTGTGAAAACCTCTCAAAAGTTCTGCGAATTGCTGAATGTTCACGGGCTTAATGCTGTCGAAGTAAATGGCAATTCAAAAGACAGGGAACGAATATTAGCTGACTTTGAGGCTGGTGAATATGACGTTCTTTGCAACTCAATGCTTTTGACAGAAGGTTGGGACTGTCCCGCAGTCGAAACAATTGTTGTTTTAAGGCCAACTAAGGTAAGGAGTTTATATCAGCAGATGGTAGGGCGTGGCATGCGTTTGTCTCCTGGAAAAAAAGAGTTATTATTGCTTGATTTCCTTTGGATGACTGAACGACATGACCTATGCAGGCCATCGGCGCTTATATCAAAGAATGCTGATATTGCTAATCGTATCGACAAGATGATGATGAACAATGAATCGGGCATCAACTTGTTGGATGCAGAAGAGCAAGCAGAGAAAGACATCGTTCAAGAAAGAGAGGATGCCCTTGCACGAGAACTTGCGGCAATGAAGAAACGTCAAAGAAAGCTCGTTGATCCACTTCAATATGCAATGTCAATCGCAGCCGAGGACTTAGCGGATTATGAACCTACATTTGCTTGGGAATGTGGCCCTATAACAGATGGTCAAAAAGCTAAACTTGAAAAGTTAGGAATTAATCCAGATGAAATTGAGAACTGCGGCAAAGCCTCACTATTAATCGCAAAATTAATCAATCGCATCGATGCTGGACTTTCATCGCCGAAACAAATTAGAGCTCTGGAAAAATATGGGTTCTATCATGTCGGTGAGTGGAGTTTCGAAGCTGCCAGCAAGATGATTTCAAGGATTGCAGCTAATAACTGGTTTTTACCTCGTGGAATTGATGTAAAGACCTATCGACCTGCATAAAAAGAAGGAGGTAACTAATGGAAAAAGACAAAATTTTAGAAGCGCTTGATTACATAGCTGCCTCTAGTCTCAATTATCAAGAATGGATAAACATAGGGATGGCTCTCAAAAATGAGGGCTATCCTTGCTCTGCTTGGGATGATTGGAGTGCTAAAGATGCCGCTAGATATAAAGCTGGTGAATGCGAAAGAAAATGGGCGGGATTCAATGGCTCAGCCAATCCCGTGACTGGTGGCACAATCATGCAAATGGCAAAGAATAATGGCTTTGCTATTTCTCGCTTTGAAGGCGATGGCTGCATGGATTGGGGTGATGTCATTGAATATGATGGTGATGGCTCTACATTAGAAATCAATAAAATCGAAAAGCCAACTGAACAGCTCATTAGATATCTTGAAGCTTTATTCAGCGCTGATGAGCAAGTTGGATATGTAACTAACGATGTATGGCAAGACTCTGAAGGAAAGTACCTACCATCTAAAGGTGTATATGACAGAACAGCAGGGGAACTTATAGAATCACTTAAAAAATATCCTGATGATTTAGGGGCGACTATTGGTGATTGGAAGGAAGAATGCGGCGCTTGGATTAGATTCAACCCTGTGAGCGGCGGTGTGAAAAACGAGCATGTCACAAGATTCGATTATGCCTTGGTTGAGTCTGATGATATGGCTTTGTCAGAGCAGGATGCACTATACAGAAAGTTTGAGTTGCCTATAGCAGCGCTTGTTTATAGTGGTGGAAAATCAATTCACGCCATAGTGAGAGTAGACGCACAAAATCAAGATGAATATCGAAAAAGAGTCGACTTTTTGTACGATTTTTTAGAAAAGCATGGTCTCAATATTGATAAGCAAAATCGTAATCCATCGAGATTATCCCGCATGCCAGGAGTAACCAGAAATGGGAAACAGCAAACACTTCTTGCAACCAATATCGGGCGTAAATCCTGGATTGATTGGCTCGATTATGTAGAAGGTGCAAATGACGAGCTTCCTGAGCTTACTGTCCTTTCAAAAGATTTATTGGCTCACCCGCCAGTATTACCAGAACAATTGATAGAAGGAGTGCTTAGATGTGGCCATAAAATGCTTATTTCAGGCAGTTCAAAAGCGGGTAAAAGTTACCTTTTGATGGAATTATGTGTTGCCTTATCGGAAGGGCTAAAGTGGGTTGATAGATTCAAATGCAAGAAATCTAAGGTTTTATACGTAAATTTGGAAATTGATCCCGCTTCATGCATTAACCGCTTCATAGAGATCTATAGGGCGATGAAATTAACACCTAAACATAGCGAAGATATAGTTATTTGGAACTTAAGAGGACATGCAATTCCGCTTGATAAACTAGTCCCAAAATTAATTAGAAGAGTGGCAAACCAACATTTCGATGCCGTTATTATTGATCCAATTTATAAGGTTATTACTGGCGATGAAAATAATGCCTCTGAAATGGGTCAATTCTGCAATCAGTTTGACAAAATATGCGCTGAAACTGGCTGTGCATCTATTTATTGCCACCACCATTCGAAAGGTGCTCAAGGCTTCAAAAAGGCTATGGACAGAGCAAGCGGAAGTGGTGTTTTTGCACGTGATCCTGATGCTCAACTCGACCTTATTCAATTGGAGGCCGATGAAGGTTTTATGCTTAAGAATGCAGATAATCCAAACTCGACAGCATGGAGACTCGAATGCTCCCTTCGCGAATTCGAGAATTTCAAGCCCGTCAATCTATGGTTTGATTATCCTCTTCATAAAGCGGATGCGGCAGGCGTCTTAAGTTCCATTGGAGCGGAAGGCAGCATAGAGGCAAACCTCGCCAAATCAGGCAAAAGAAAGTCCACTCCTGAGTCTAGAAGAGAGGAATTTGGCAATGCTTTTGACGCTCTTTTAGGAACAGATACAAGTGTTCAAACAAAGGATCTAGCAGAGTATCTTGGCATCTCTGAAAGAACCATCAGAGATAGGTTGAAAGAACTGGAAGATGCATATCACTACGCAAAAGGGAGGGTCTATAAAAATGGAAAATAAACGATTAATTATGATTGCAAATGCCTATGAAATGGACTGCGTAATTTGCGGCAGAAAGGGCGAAATCTCCTATCTGTCAAAAATGACGGCGAAAAGGGAATTTTGCCTATCTGTCAAAAGTGGCAGAAAGGCCTTATATATAGGTAACGTTTCCGTCACCGCTGACGCACCTGTTTGTAGGATAGGGCTTGAAAGCCTGCCCTATCCCAAACAAAGGCGCATCAACGTCTGCGCTCACCTTTCTGTCAAAAAGAACACCAAAGAAAAAACGGAGGTGGTTTCATGAAGATATTTTTACTTTTAGATCCACCAACCGCAACCGCACAGGAAAGACAAGTAACCATAGTTCACAACAAGCCTGTTTTCTATCAACCTGAAAAGTTGAAAGAAGCGAAAAAAATACTGCAGCTTCATTTGAGGCCTTTCAAACCTACTGAGCCACTAATTGGGCCTGTTGAGCTTCATGTTTCGTGGCTGTTCCCTAGAGGAAAAAGACATAAGCACAAAGAATGGAGAGTCACAAAGCCCGATACAGATAATCTCCAGAAGATGCTTAAAGACGTAATGACTGACTTGGGCTTCTGGATTGATGATGCACAGGTGGTGAAAGAACACGTGGAAAAGATATGGTCTGATGAGCCGACTGGAATCAGCATTGAAATCATCGAGCTGGCAAAGATAAAGGAGGACAAAAGCGATGGATAAAATAAACTATTTGTGCAGATATCATAACTTGATTGAGAAAATCGAAAAGAAAAAAGAATACATCGCCTTTTGCAATGAAAGAGCGGGATCGATTCCAGGGCCATCTTATGGTGAAAGAATAAATAATCCTAGCCCTAGTCATGATGCTCCTTTTGTTAAGTGGGTATACCGTGCAATAGATGCCGAAGAAGAGTTGAAAAGATTAGAAGATAAAGCAAGGGACGCAAAGCAGGAAATTGAAACGGCGATTGCCAAGCTCGAGGACGAAACATTACAGATGATCTTAATCTACAGGTACATAGACTGGCTGACTTGGAACGAGATTGCCACAAGAGTCTATTACTCTGACAAGACCGTCAGAAGAAAACACGACCTTGCAATCGGCCTATTAGAATTTGACCAGCTGTGACCAGGCATGTCCGATAGTGTCGGAAGCAATAGTGTGGTATGATATAATTGTGCGAAAGCCATAGATGATAGCAGTCCATTTGGAGCGATCCGAGTGGGCTTTTTTCATGCGTGAAGGAGGAATGGATATGCCATATAAAAATTTAAAACCATGTAAGTATCCAGGATGTCCTAACCTTACCAATGGTACTTATTGTGAAAAGCATAAGGCACAAGCTGCAAAGGAATACAATGCGTATGAGCGTGCGCCTAACCATAACAGAAAGTACGGGCGTGAGTGGAAGCGAATTAGAGATAGATATGTTAAGAACCATCCACTTTGTGAACGCTGCTTGAAGGAAGGAAGAATTACGCCTGTTGAGGAAGTCCATCACATTTTACCAGTCAACAGAGGTGGAACCAACGCCGAAAGCAACCTCATGTCTTTGTGTAGGTCTTGTCACAATAAGATTCATATCGAATTGGGCGACAGGCATCCGAATGAACATTGATTGGTAGGGGGTATCGAATCTCGGCATCTTTTATAGCGGACATCGGGCTGGGGTTTCGTGCGTAAAAATTCGAGTTCAAACGGGGTAATAGCCCTGCTTGATTTTTTTATTTTCTGGAGGTGTAAAAGATGGCTAAAGATGGAACAATGCGTGGTGGCCCAAGAGCCAATTCAGGGCCAAAGAAGAAAGCTTTGGCAGATAAGCTGCTCGAAGGCAAAGCGGAATTAAACAATGGTGCTGTCGTATTGCCTGAGCCAGTGAGCATCGAGGGCGTCGATATGCCACCAGTCAAAGATTTTTTGAAAGCCAAGCAAAAGAATGGAAAGGACATGTGCGCTGAAGAGGTTTATAAAAGTACATACCTTTGGTTGAAAAAGAGACGTTGCGAGAAGTTGGTATCAACTCAGCTTCTAGAGCAATACGCAATGTCGGTCTCACGTTGGGTTCAATGCGAAGAGGCTATCTCTGAATTTGGATTTCTGGCAAAGCACCCCACAACAGGGAATGCCATGCAAAGTCCATATGTGGCAATGAGCCAGAATTACATGAAGCAAGTGAACCAGATATGGTTTCAAATATATCAAGTGGTCAAGGACAATTGCTCGGCCGACATCGGCGGCGCAAACCCTCAAGACGATTTGATGGAACGATTATTACAGGCAAGAAAGAGGTAATTATTATGTTTGAGAAAGTTAATCCAAGCCATCCAGACAAGGTGGCAGATAGAATCGCAGGCGCAATCGTGGATCTTGCATATAAACAGGACGATAATCCGAGAATTGCGGTCGAAGTGCTTATAGGGCATGGCAAATGTCACATTATTGCAGAGAGTTCTGTGTATATCGACAAAGCTGATATTAAGCTTGCTGTTAAAAGAATCGCAGGTAATGTTGATGTCGACTACGTTGAAGTACCACAAGATAAGCATTTGGCAGATAACCAAGAAGGGCAGATTCGATGTGGTGACAATGGCATCTTCAAAGGTGTTCCTTTAACCAAAGAGCAGAAGGAGCTTTCCAAAATCGCTCAAGACATCTATGTGAAATACAAATTTGACGGCAAATACATTTTGAACGGGAAAAGGCTGATCATTTGCCAGAGCAATGCCGCGAGTAAGGATTTGAAAGCCATCTATCCGAATGCCGAAATAAATCCTATCGGCGATTGGACTGGCGGAACTAACGTGGATACTGGCGCGACAAACAGAAAACTTGGATCAGATATGGCCGATTCGGTAACGGGCGGCGGCCTTCATGGGAAGGACCTGTCTAAGGCCGATGTCAGCGTGAACATCTATGCTTTTCTTAAGGCGCAGGAAACAGGAACCGCGGTTGAGCTTTGCTGCGCAATCGGCGACGAATATATCGACAACAGGCCATATGAGGAAATTGTTGAGATCGCAAGGGAATTCATATTCGATTTAGGCGGTTTCGAGAAATTTGCCGAATGGGGCTTGGTCTGATGGGAGATGCAGAATATGAATGCGTTACGAATAGATGTTGGCGTGCATACGATTCTGCACGTGAATTTGACGAACGTTGATTTTGCCGACATTGAGAAAATAGTCTTTACAGTCAAGAATCCATCGGCCAAAGATTCAAAGCCGATAATCGAGAAAACATTCACTGAATCTGGGTTTTATGAGGTGATCATAACTCCATCCGAGAGCTTAAAGCTTGCCGATGGTGCCGAGTATGATTTCAATCAGGTCCTAAAAGACGGAACAAGATACAAGATTAGTGAAACGGGGAAAATAATCCTCAGAAAAAGTGTGGGTGATTTTTATGGCTGATAACATAAACGTTTCTAATGTTTCAAAGCAAAGGATAGATATTTCAATCCCGCCTAAAAAAATAGATCCGACTGAAGAAGGATGTGCACCTACGATTGAAATCACGCATCTTTGGCATCTTGGAAAAATGAAAGAATTTGAGATAGCCCTCGATACTAAGGTTCCGAAGGCATTATCTATTCTTCCACAAGTTAATGAAGAAGATGTTTCAACAGTAACAAAAAGGGAAAATGCGAAGATCTATGTTCAAGCAGGAGATACACCGTCTTACGCAACGCTTGAGCAGCTAAAGGAATTAAACACAAAAACGGTGTTCGTAGATGAGCTATCGGACACGAAGATTCATAAATTGAGCAACGAAGATATAGTCATGCTCAGGAAGGAGTAAAGGAAAATGGCACAGAAAAGAACGCAATACGTAAAAACGGCAAACGGCCTTGAAAAACAGTTTATTGCATCAGCGGCCGATATCGTGGAAATTAATACAATTGAAGGACTCGATGCAAAGAATGTTCAGGAGGCACTTGTCAAAATCAAGGACATCGCAGATAACGGCGGTGTCACAGGAGTAAAAGGTAGTGGCGAAACGAACTATCGAAAAGGCAACGTGGAGATCTCTCCTTCAAACATCGGACTTGGCAACGTCACGAACCATGCGCAGGTAAAACGAACTGAAATGGGTGCGGCAAACGGTGTTGCAACATTGGGAGCTGACGGCAAGGTCCCTTCAGGACAGTTGCCTTCGTATGTCGATGACGTTTTGGAATATGAAAACAAGGCATCGTTTCCATCAGCAGGCGAAACGGGGAAAATCTATGTCGCAAAGGACACAAACCTTACTTACCGTTGGAGCGGTACGGCTTATGTGGAGATTTCTGCATCGCTTGCGCTTGGCGAGACATCGTCAACGGCCTATGCTGGCGATAAAGGCAAAGCACTAGCTACAAGACTTACTGCGGTTGAAGAAAAAGCAACCACCAACGCTACCAACATTTCAAGTGTCGGAACAAGAGTAACCAATATTGAAAACGGAACTAAAGCAGCTGGAAAAGCCACTAAACTAGCAACCGCAAGAAAAATCTCTATTACGGGAGATGCAACAGGCAGTGCAGAGTTCGATGGAAGCGCAGATAAATCAATCGCTTTGACTCTTGCAAACTCAGGCGTTGCTGCTGGCACTTATTCGGCAGTGGCGGTAGATGCCAAAGGCAGAGTCACGGCAGGCAATCAAATCGTTGAATGGGGAGCTAAAGGGCAAACCGAGCCAAGCGATAACCTAGCGGTTGGCGGATTGTTCTTTATGCTTAATGAATAGGTGTGTTTATGTCTTGCTATATACCGAAAAGGAAAACCAGCAAAGGGATCGAAGATGTAAAGCTGCCGATTAATTCCATAAAAGGCCTTGATGATAAATTAACGATTCTTGATGCAAACAAACTGACAATGCCGATCATAAGACTCGCGAATGTTTCTGACAGCAATAACACAATGATCATAAGCCCAACCAACCCTCTGAAGTTTTGCATCGAGATAATTAGTGGCTCACTCCAAGTGGGAGACTCAGTGCAAATTTGTGTAAAACAGCTTTTCACTTACAACGAGCTGAATAGGCGCAAGTATCGCTTGAGATGCCTATGGAGCACGAAAATCACTGAGCAGAATGTAAGCTCAAAGTTCGTACTTGTAAATATCGCCGAATCGCTAGGCGAAAGAACTCAAAGGCTATATAAAACAAATGACTTAGGAAATTCGACCTTGTCACCGTTATATATCAGAATAAGAAGGCCGATTTATAAAGGAACCACGGATGTCGATGCTTATTTTTCGAACATAGTAACCGTTTGGAAAAAATACTCCTTGGGGACAGGAAGAATATTAATCAAATAAAAAGATTATTGAGTGACGGAAGTAACTCTGCGGGGCAACCTGGCAGTGACAGTATAACTCGCCAACGGGCGTGACGGATCAAACTCTCGATAACCTTATTTTTTAATAGGAGGTCAAAATGAAAACAACAAAAGAAATGACGCTTGTCAGCATTTACAAGCTTATACCATACATAAATAATGCCAGAACACATAGCGAATCTCAGATTACGAAACTGCGCTCAAGCCTTCGTGAATTCGGTTTTATCAATCCCGTGATTATAGACAAGGATTTTAATATTATCGCTGGTCATGGCAGAGTCCAAGCGGCGAAAGCAGAGGGGATAAAAGAAGTCCCTTGCGTCCTTGTTGATTATTTGACTGAAGCGCAGAAGAAAGCATACATCATTGCCGACAACCGCATGGCACTAGATGCAGGATGGGACGAAGAAATCCTAAAGGTCGAATTGGAGTCCCTTGAAGGCGAGGCGTTTGATCTGTCTCTTACTGGTTTTGACGACGAGGAGCTTTCGGATCTGTTCAAAGAAGACAATGCCAATGTGGAAGATGACGATTACGATTTATCTGCTGCACTTGAAAAAGCCTCATTCGTTGAACGAGGAGATAGATGGATCGTCGGAAGGCATGTGCTTTATTGCGGCGATGCCACAGATGCAGAAGATGTAAATAAACTCATGGACGGAAAGAAGGCAAATCTAGTCCTTACAGATCCTCCATACGGTGTATCTTTCAAATCGTCTAGCGGCCTAACGATCAAAAACGATTCCATCAAGAACGAGGAATTTTATCAGTTCCTTCTTTCTGCCTTTAACAACATGGTGGTTCACTGTGAGAGCGGTGCGGCTGGATATGTGTTTCATGCAGATACCGAAGGATTGAATTTCAGACAGGCTTTCGTCGATTCAGGATTTCATTTGGCAGGGTGCTGCATATGGGTGAAAGATTCACTGGTGCTTGGTAGATCAGATTACCAATGGCAGCATGAGCCAGTCCTTTATGGATTCTTGAAAAACGGAAAACATAGATGGTTCTCCGATAGAAAGCAGACTACAATCTGGAATTTCAAAAAGCCTAAAAGAAACGAAAACCATCCAACTAGCAAACCGCTTGATCTGCTTTCGTATCCGATTCAAAACAGTTCTCAGGAAAATGCAATCGTGATTGATACCTTTGGTGGGAGCGGATCAACCCTCATGGCTTGCGAGCTTACCAATCGCATCTGCTACACGATGGAACTTGACGAAAAATATGCGTCTGTAATTCTAAGACGATACGTCGAAAACATTGGCAATGCAGATGGCGTTTATTGCATCAGAAATGGCGAGAAAATTCGCTATCTTGACATAGTCAAGGAAGTCGAAAAAAAGTCTGATAATTCGGACGCAAATGACTTGATATAAATCCCCTTTAGAGCGATATATATACTACCTTTGAAGGAGGTCAGATCATGAACGAAAATATTGAAAAACTAAGAGAACAATTGAAAGAGATTTGTAGGAAAACAAACACGAGTTACTCTGGTATGGAGTACCTTGTCAAATACTACATCAGTGATTTGCACTGGTCCGAAGAAAAAGCCATCGAGTACGCTATCGGCTTATTCCATAACGGAACAATCAGAGAAATTAAGCTACTTAATTCTGATGGTGAAGAACTATGAGAGACTGCATTATCGAAAGCTTAAAAGAGCAGTTTCCTGTTGGGAGCCGTGTTGAACTTGTCAAGATGGATGACAAGCAAGCTCCACCAATCGGAACTAGAGGCACAGTAAAAGGTGTTGATGATATTGGCTCGATTATGGTTGCTTGGGACAATGGTTCAAGCCTTAACGTAATTTATGGCGAGGATGAATGCAGGGCACTTGATGTCGTAAAAACAATTTGCTATGGCAAGGAACGAATATGGGACAAGAAAGAAGAAGCAATTGAATTTTTCATTGATTGCATGCTTAACTCTGAAGGTTCCGAGAAAGAAAGATACTGCAATATTCTATCTTCGCTAAAGGCCAATTTGAAGGTGTGCAAAGACGTCTAAAAAGTATCGAAAAAATATACAAAAATAGTGTTTCAAATGACTTGCTATATATTCCTTTTAGAGTGATATATATACACGACAAAAGGGACGAAAACCTTAGGAGGTCAGGATATGAAAAACACAGTAAACCAAATTACGAATATGAAGATGCAAACAATCGGAGTTGAGGTCGAAATGAACTCAATCACCAAAAAAAAGGCAGCAACTCTCGTCGGAGAATACTTCGGAACACGAGCCTTTGATGCAGCAAGGGAATACGGCTATTGCAGCTGGGCTTGCAGAGACAGAAAAGGAAGGACATGGAAGTTCCAAAAAGACGTATCGATTGCAGGACCAGACGAAGAGAAATGCGAAATGGTAACGCCAATTCTCACCTACGGCGACATTGAAGACTTGCAAGAGATAATCAGAATTCTACGAAAGGCTGGAGCTAAAAGCGATGCGTCAAGAGGATGCGGAGTCCACATTCACATCGGCGCAAACGGACACACCCCACAAACAATGAGAAACCTTACAAACATTATGGCAAGCCATGAAAGCTTACTTGCTGAGGCACTCAACCTTGATAGGGGAAGAATTAGCAGATATTGCAGAACGGTCGACGAAAGGTTCTTAAAAGAGGTCAACAAGAAAAAGCCTCGCACAATGAGCCAATTTGCAGACGTTTGGTACAGAAGCCAAGACGAGAATTACGGAAGAACTCAACATTACAACGGAAGCCGCTACCATATGCTTAACTTCCACGCTACATTCACAAAAGGAACAATCGAGTTCAGATTATTCCAATTTGACGAACCAAGCGAAGTAAAGGCAAACGGCCTTCACGCAGGGCAACTTAAAAGCTACATTCAGCTTTGCCTAGCACTAAGCCAAATGGCAAAGGATGCAAAAGCAGCTTCAAGCAAGCCACAACAACACGATAACCCAAAATACGCAATGAGAACTTGGCTGCTTAGACTCGGCTTTATCGGCGAGGAATTCAAAACCGCAAGAGAATTCTTAACAAAGAGACTTAGCGGTGACGCAAGCTTCAGAAGTGGGGTAAGACCTGCTTCCGTAGCTTAAGGAGGCAATGATTATGGCAAAATACTACATCGCATATGGCAGCAACCTTAATATGAGGCAAATGAAGTTCAGGTGCCCTGGAGCACTGGCTGTCGGCACAGGCTTTATTAAGGATTACGAGCTCTTATTCAAGGGAAGCAAAACTGGTTCTTACCTAACGATTGAAGAAAAGAAAGGTAGTTCTGTACCAGTTGCCATTTGGAAGGTTGACGAGAATCACGAACGAGCCTTAGACAGATACGAAGGATATCCGTCTTTCTACTATAAAAAAGAAATTGAGATTGACTTCATTTCCATTAAAAGGAAACTGCCGCATCGTGCTAAGGCATTCGTTTATATCATGCATGAGGATAGGTGCTTAGGCATTCCTTCAAAAGAGTATTTACAGGTTTGCTTGGAAGGATATAAAACCTTTGGCTTTAGCTGCAAATACTTAGAAGACGCATTAAAGAAAAGCATGGAGGTAAAACATGGAATCAACAACAAATGAATTTAAAATATGTCCTAAGTGTGGAAAACATTACAAGGCTCCCTCTGCTATTTCAAGGGTGGACAACAAAACGCAAATTTGCCCAACGTGTGGCACGAGAGAGGCACTTGAAAGCTTAGGTATCAAGGAAGACGAGATTAACAAGATAATCGAAACGATACCAAAGATTGAAGAAGAATAAAAAAGTAAAGTCGGCTTAGCGGTCGGCTTTTTCTTATCTAGGAGGTGGAAACTTGCGAAAACTAAAAAAATACATACCGACTAAGTTCAAAGCCAAAGACTCCACCTACGATAAAAATGCAGCGGATTATGCCGTCAATTTTATTGAGTGCCTGTGCCATACAAAAGGCACATGGGCAGGTGAGCCGTTTGAACTTATAGATTGGCAAGAACAAATTATAAGAGACGTGTTCGGAACGTTGAAGCCAAATGGCTACAGGCAATTTAATACTGCTTATATCGAGATACCTAAGAAACAGGGAAAGTCAGAACTAGCGGCAGCAGTTGCATTGCTTTTAACCTGTGGCGATGGCGAAGAACGAGCGGAAGTTTATGGGTGCGCAGCCGATAGACAACAAGCGAGCATCGTGTTCGAGGTTGCGGCGGATATGATACGAATGTGCCCTGCGCTTAACAAGAGATGCAAAATACTATCCGCAACCAAGCGAATCGTCTATCTGCCGACTAATAGCTTTTATCAGGTACTGTCAGCCGAGGCTTATTCAAAGCACGGCTTCAATATCCACGGAGTAGTTTTCGATGAACTTCATACACAACCAAACAGAAAACTATTTGACGTTATGACAAAGGGATCTGGCGATGCAAGAATGCAACCTTTGTATTTCCTTATAACAACGGCAGGAACAGACACCAAATCCATATGCTATGAAACACACCAAAAGGCAAAGGATATCCTTGAAGGAAGAAAACATGACCCAACATTCTATCCAGTTATTTTCGGCGCAGAAGTTGACGACGATTGGACCGATCCGAAGGTTTGGAAAAAAGCAAATCCGTCGCTTGGCATAACGGTTGGAATAGACAAAGTCAAAGCTGCATGTGAGAGCGCAAAACAAAATCCTGCGGAAGAAAACTCATTCAGGCAGCTAAGGCTTAATCAATGGGTGAAGCAAGCAGTAAGGTGGATGCCTATGGAAAAGTGGGACGCCTGCGTGTTTGATTTTAACCCTGAAGATCTGGAAGGCCGTGTTTGCTATGGCGGTCTTGACTTGTCTTCAACAACGGATATCACGGCTTTTGTTTTAGTATTTCCGCCTACCGAAGAAGACGAGCATTATTACGTTCTGCCTTATTTTTGGATACCTGAGGAAAATATGGATGCAAGAGTCAATAAAGACCATGTTCCGTATGATTTATGGGAAAGACAAGGCTTCATTGAGACGACCGAAGGCAATGTAATTCATTATGCCTACATCGAGAGCTTCATAGAAGAACTTGGCAAAAAATACAACATAAAGGAAATAGCGTTTGATAGGTGGGGAGCAACAATGCTCGTGCAAAACCTCGATGGCCTTGGATTCACGGTTGTTCCGTTTGGTCAGGGCTTTAAGGATATGAGCCCACCAACAAAAGAGCTTATGAACTTGGTTCTTAGCAAAACATTAAGGCATAACGGACATCCAGTGCTCAGATGGATGATGGACAATGTGTGTGTTCGAACAGATCCTGCAGGAAATATAAAAATGGATAAATCAAAATCCACTGAGAAGATTGACGGCAGCGTAGCGACTGTTATGGCACTTGATAGGGCAATAAGAAATAAAGGAGAGACTTCTGATTCGGTTTACGATTCAAGAGGTCTTTTAATTCTATAGGAGGTCAACATGGGACTTATAAACAAACTATTTAAATCAAGAGATCACCCCAAAGTAGACAATAGGACTGTAGGAAGTTCGTATTCGTTTTATATGGGCGGTTCTTCGGCTGGTAAAAATGTCAACGAAAGAAGCGCGATGCAAATGACCGCTGTTTATTCTTGCGTAAGAATTCTAGCGGAGGCGGTGGCAGGTCTTCCGTTGCACCTTTACCGATATAAAGAAGATGGCGGAAAGGAAAGAGCAATAGACACCAACCTATATCATTTACTTCATGACGAACCAAACAAGGAAATGAGCTCATTCATTTTTAGAGAAACACTTATGACTCATTTGCTTTTATGGGGAAATGCTTATGCTCAAATCATAAGAAATGGCAAAGGCGAGGTTGTAGCCCTTTATCCGCTGATGCCGAACAAGATGCAAGTAGACAGAGACGAAAACGGCGAACTTTACTACATATACACAAGAAGCTCCGAAGAGGCAAAAACTATGGAAGGCGCAAGAGTGTATTTAACGCCGAGAGATGTTCTGCATATTCCAGGACTTGGCTTTGATGGGCTTGTTGGTTACTCGCCGATAGCGATGGCTAAAAACGCAATAGGACTAGCGATCGCCACCGAGGAATATGGTGCAAAGTTTTTCGCTAACGGCGCGGCTCCGAGTGGCGTGCTTGAGCATCCAGGAACGATTAAAGATCCTTCAAGGCTAAGAGAAAATTGGAATTCTACCTTTGGCGGTTCTGCAAATTCTGGAAAGGTCGCGGTACTGGAAGAAGGAATGAAGTACACGCCGATTTCAATATCGCCCGAACAGGCGCAGTTCTTGGAGACAAGGAAATTCCAAATTGACGAAATAGCTCGAATTTTTAGGGTTCCGCCTCATATGGTTGGAGACCTTGAGAAGTCGAGTTTTTCTAATATTGAGCAACAGTCGCTGGAGTTCGTTAAGTACACATTGGATCCTTGGGTTATAAGGTGGGAGCAATCCCTTTCAAGGTCATTGCTTAACGAAGACGAAAAACGAAAGTATTTCTTTAAGTTCAATCTCGAGGGGTTGCTTAGAGGCGATTACGAATCTCGTATGAGTGGTTATGCCACGGCAAGGCAAAACGGATGGATGTCCGCAAACGATATACGAGAGCTTGAAAACTTGGATAAGATACCTGCCGAAGATGGTGGCGACTTATACCTAATAAACGGCAATATGCTACCGCTTAATAAAGCAGGTGCTTATGCAAATATAGAAAAGGAGGATAAAACCGATGAAGAAGTTTTGGAAATGGAAAAATCAGGCCGAAGCGGAAGAAAGAGTTCTAGAACTTAACGGAACGATAGCGGAAGAGTCATGGTTCGACGACGATATCACGCCGCGAATGTTCAAGGAAGAACTATATTCTGGGACTGGCCCTATTACCATTTGGATCAACAGCCCTGGCGGCGATTGCATAGCGGCTTCTCAGATTTACTCAATGCTGATGGATTACAAAGGCGAAGTCACAGTGAAAATCGATGGGATTGCTGCTAGTGCAGCCAGCGTAATCGCTATGGCTGGAACCAAAGTCGTCATTGCGCCAACCGCACTGATTATGATCCACAATCCATCAACTAGTGCCAATGGTGACCATAGGGACATGAGTAAGACGATTGAAGTGCTGAACGAAGTAAAAGAATCGATTATAAATGCCTATGAAATCAAGACAGGGCTTTCTAGAGCTGTGTTAAGTCACATGATGGACGCGGTTACATGGATGAATGCAAACAAAGCTATTGAACTAGGCTTTGCCGACGAAATACTCGAAGACGAGAAGAAAAAGGACGCTGGCAAAGGCTTTGAGTTCCAAGAGCATGTGTTTGCAGAAAAATTGCTTAATAAAATCACAAGCAAAGAAACAAAAGCAAAGCCTAATAGCAAAGGCCGAAGCATAGCTGAGCTAAAAGAAAAGCTCAATCAAATCAAAAAATTAATTTAATGGAGGAAAAAATATGACTATTACTGAATTACGTGAAAAACGTGCTAAAACCTGGAGCGCAATGGAAAATTTCCTTGACTCCCACAGAAACGAACAAGGTGTACTTAACGAAGAAGACGATGCCATTTACACCAAGATGGAAAAAGAGCTTGAAACATATACCAATGAAATCAAGCGCATGGAACGTAGAGATGCAATCGAGGCAGAGCTTAATAAGCCTGTGTCGACTCCTTTGACAGCCAAGCCTATGACAGCTAAAGAGGACGAGGAAAAAACAGGTCGTAAATCCAATGCTTATAAAAAGTCTTTCTGGAACGCCATGAGGGCGAAAGCCATCAGACCTGAAGTTTTGAACGCTCTTCAAATCGGCTCTGATTCCGAAGGCGGATATCTTGTCCCTGACGAATATGAAAAAACACTCGTTGAAGGTTTGGAAGAAGAAAACATCTTTAGACGAATCGCAAAGGTAATCACCACATCTTCTGGCGACAGAAAAATTCCTGTTGTTGCGACCAAAGGCACTGCCTCTTGGGTAGACGAAGAAGGAAACATTAACGAAAGCGACGATTCTTTCTCTCAAGTTTCCATTGGCGCATACAAGCTTGGAACTTTGATTAAAGTCTCTGAAGAACTTTTAAACGATTCTGTATTTGACATCGAGTCTTACATTTCTAAGGAATTCGCAAGACGAATCGGCAGCAAAGAAGAAGATGCGTTCTTCAATGGCGATGGTGCTGGAAAGCCTATCGGTATTTTCAATACTACTGGTGGTGCAGAGGTCGGCGTAACTACTGGAAACGCCACTTCGATTACCGCGGACGAGCTTATCGACCTTTTCTATTCGCTTAAGGCACCGTATAGAAAGAAAGCGGTATGGGTTCTTAACGACGCAACAATTAAGGCGATTAGAAAACTAAAAGACAACAACGGTAACTACTTGTGGCAACCTGCACTTACAGCAAATACGCCTGACACTATCTTGGGCAGACCTGTATTTACTTCAAGCTATGTTCCAACTATTGCCGCTGGTGCAAAGACAATCGCATTCGGCGATTTTTCTTATTACTGGATCGCAGATAGACAATCTCGTAGTTTCAAACGCCTTAATGAGCTATATGCTGCAACAGGTCAAGTAGGCTTTGTAGCTACTCAAAGAGTAGACGGCAAACTTATCCTTCCTGAAGCAATCAAGGTTCTTGCTCAAAAGGAATAACAACAAATAGGAGGCGGCATATATGACAGCTAATGAACTACTTACAAAGGTGAAAGAGAATTTAATCATAACATTCAACGACGATGACAGTCTTATTCTTAGTTTCATAAATGCCGCCATCTCCTATGCGGAGAGCTATCAGCACATAACGGAAGGCACCTACAACGTCATGCCGATGTCCGCGACTACGGTGCAGGCAATAGTTATGCTTGCATCGCATTTTTATGAATCGCGTGATGGTAGCACAGGCGGCTTTTTTGCAAACTCGACAGATGCGTCGGACCAAGTCTGGAAGACGGTGAATTTGCTACTTAGAATGGATAGGAATTGGAAGGTGTAAGCATGGGACTAGGACTTATGAATAAACCTGCAAAGCTGTGTGAGAAAACTTTTGTGACCGATTCTGAGGGCTTTTCTGCGCAACGTGTGGCGATTTTGGCAGACATTCGAGTGTTTGTTGAAGGACGGCACGGAAGCGAACGTTGGGCGAATTTGGCGGCTTTTAGCGAGGCTACCGAACTCTTTCGCTTCAGGAAAATACCAAACATCAAGGTGACGACTAAGCAATATATCATTTTCGAAGACGAGGAATACGACATTTTGTCAGTCGAAGATGTGAAAGGCAGGAACATGTACATTGAGGTTTTGGCTAAAAAGGCGGTGGCATCAAATGGCTAATTGTACTTGTAAGCTTCCAGAAAATCTGCTTAAGAAACTCTCAAAGCTAGGAAATAGGATGGATGACGTTAGCGAAGCGGTACTTGAAACTGGCGGTGCGATTGTCCTTGATAAGGTCAGAAGCAATTTGCAAAGCGTGTTAAGCGGCGAATCTACAGGCGAGCTTTTAGGTTCATTGGGTTTGAGTAAGGTTCTTTTAGGCAAAGACGGAAACCACAATATTAAGGTTGGGTTTGCCGAGCCTAGATCGGACGGAAAGTCAAATGCGATGATAGCCAATATTATCGAGTACGGCAAACACGGCCAGCCTGCGAAACCATTCTTGAAATCCGCAAAAAGGCAGTCGAAGAAAGCGTGTATCGAGGCAATGACACAAAAGCTGGAAGAGGAGATAGATAAACTATGAGCATCTTGTCTGAAACAAAAGAACTGCTAAATTCTTTTAACTATCCTATAGCAACTGGAGTGTATAAAGGGACGGCAACAGACACTTATATTGTTCTTGTTCCTTTGGCTGATAATTTTGAATTGCACGCAGACAATACTCCTAATGCCGAGGTACAAGAACTGAGGATTTCAATTTACACAAAAGGCAATTACAGGAAACTAGCAAATCAAATAGTAAAGAAACTATTAAATGCGGAATTTACAATAACCGACCGCAGATACATCGGTTATGAAACTGAAACAGACTATTTCCACTATGTGGTGGAGATAGCCAAGAATTATGAATTGGAGGAATAAATAAAATGGCAACAATTGGTTTAGATAAACTTGTTTATGCACCTATTACCGAAGACAAAAACGGCAATGAAACATACGGGAAACCCGTTCAGCTTGCAAAGGCGATCTCAGCTGATTTGTCTGTTGAATTGAACGAGGCTATTCTTTTTGCCGACGATGGGCAATCCGAGACGGTAAAGGAATTCAAAAGCGGAACCATTTCACTTGGCGTTGATGATATCGGAAATGAGGCGGCTGTGGCCCTTGTCGGCGCAACACTTGATAACAATGGTGTACTTATTTCTGGCGGTGAGGATATCGCACAGTATGTAGCGATTGGCTTTAGAGCAAAGAAATCAAACGGAAAATACAAGTACTACTGGCTTTATAGGGTGCTTTTCGGCATTCCAGCTACAAGCCTTGCAACTAAGGGCGATTCGATTACTTTTTCAACTCCTACCATCGAAGGCGCGATTTATAGACGAAACAAGCCTGATAGCAAGAACAAGCATCCTTGGAAAGCCGAAATCACCGAAACGGCAGAAAACAGCGAGACCATAAATACTTGGTACGATAGTGTTTATGAGCCTGAATATTAAGGAGGGAAAGTCAAATGGCAGACGAAAGAAGCGCAATCATTACGATTGGCGATAAAGACTACGAATTGCTTTTAACAACGAAGGCAACAAAGGAAATCGCAAAGAAATATGGCGGTTTGTCCAATCTTGGAGACAAATTGATAAAAAGCGAGAATTACGAAGATGCCATCAATGAGATCGTTTGGTTAATCGTAACTCTCGCGAATCAGCCTATTCTTATTTTCAATTACAAGAACAAAGGCAGTGAAAAGCCGCTCTTGACAGAGGATGAGGTGGAACTTTTAACGACTCCACAGGATATTGCAAACTTCAAAAACGCAATTACTGAGGCACTCTTAAAGGGAACGAAGCGAAACATCGAGAGTAAAGAAGCAAAAAACGTGGTGGGCGAGTAAGCGACGAAGAGTTGTTTACTCGTCTTTTATATTACGGTTTATCACAGTTACATTTAACACAGGACGAGGTATGGTTTATGCCTTTTGGACTTTTACTTGATCTATGGGAATGCCATAAGCAATATCATGGCATTTCAAAGCCTAAAGTAGAGGTCTTTATCGATGACATTATACCAGAAGGAATTTAGTTAGGAGGTGAACGCAAATGGCAGATAGTTTTGGTTTGAAGATTGGTCTTGAAGGCGAAAAAGAGTTCAAAGCAGCACTTGTATCGATAAATCAGACGTTTAAAGTGCTAGGTTCAGAAATGAAACTAGTAGAGAGCCAATTCGATAAAAATGACAATTCTGTGCAAGCCTTGACTGCAAGAAATGAAGTCTTGCAAAAGTCAATCGAGGCGCAAAAGCAAAAGATAGAAACATTGCGTTCAGCTCTGGCTAATGCAGCTGAGTCATTCGGCGAGAATGACAGAAGAACGCAGAACTGGCAGATACAACTGAACAACGCCCAAGCAGAGCTCAACAAAATGGAAAAAGAGCTGAATGCTAATACATCGGCTCTTGATAGTGCAGGCAAAGAAATGGACGACGTCGGCAAAAGTGCTGACGACATGGGCGAGGATATCGAAGATGCCGCAAAGTCCGCTGAAAAGTCTGAAGGCAAGTTCAGTGGCTTGGGCTCTGCCTTGAAAAGCATCGGCGCAGCTATGGTGGCGGTCGGCGTTGCAGCAACTGCAGTAGCGGTAAAACTAGGGAAAGAAGTAGTTTCTGCCTATGCCGATTATGAACAGTTGGTTGGCGGCGTTAAGACATTGTTTGGAACTGAATCGTCAAGCGTTGAAGAATACGCAAAGTCGGTCGGCAAATCCGTTGACGAAGTGAGAGACGAGTATAACAGTCTTCTTACTGCTCAAGAAACGGTAATGAAGGATGCGGATAACGCCTATAAAACCGCAGGTCTTTCCGCCAATGAGTACATGGAGACCGTCACATCGTTTTCTGCTTCGCTTATTGCGTCCCTTAATGGAGATACAGAAGCGGCGGCCACTAAGGCTAACCAAGCGATCGTGGACATGGCCGATAACGCAAATAAGATGGGAACCGACATGTCCATGATTCAAAGTGCTTATCAAGGCTTCGCTAAGCAAAACTACACCATGCTGGACAACCTAAAGCTTGGCTATGGCGGCACTAAGACCGAAATGGAGCGTTTGCTTGCCGATGCATCAGAAATAGCAGGCGTTGAATTCAGTATTGATTCCTATGCCGATATCGTTGATGCCATCCATATTATCCAAACACAAATGGGCATTACTGGAACCACGGCGAAAGAAGCCGAATACACGATAACAGGCTCAATCAACTCCCTTAAGTCGGCATTACAAAACCTAATAACGGGGTTTGGCAACTCAGAGGCGGATATTCAGTCACTATGCGACAACGTGGTTGAAGGCTTTCAGACTGTGGTTAGAAATATCACGCCGATTATCGGAAACATAATATCAGCTTTGCCGACAGCAGTGGATGCGTTAATTGACGCAGTGGGCGATTTGCTGCCTACGATGTTAGCAATGGTTACTAACTTGTTTTCTCAGGTTTTAAAGACATTGCTCGATTTGCTACCGAATCTGGTGCCAGCTGCTATGGATGCCTTGCTTACGATAGTAGATACGCTGATAAAGAATCTGCCGCTTATCGTAAACGTGGCGGTAAAGATCATCACAAGCCTTGCGTCTGGTATCGCTAAGTCACTACCAAAGCTAATACCAACAATTGTTCAGGCGGTGATAGAAGTGTGCAAAACGCTTTTAGGCAATCTGCCTATGCTTTTAGACACAGTTCTACAAATCATAAAAGGTTTGGTGCAAGGAATACTCGATGCAATACCAATCATAATTGATGCATTGCCTAAGGTTATTCTGGCGATTGTTGATTTTGTAATCCGAGCGATTCCACAAATAATAGAGGCAGGCATTCAGCTTTTTACCAGTTTGATAGGTGCTTTGCCAGAGATAATCGAGGCTATCATAGCAGCAATTCCACTTATTATTGATGGAATTATCACAGCTATTGTCGAGAACCTGCCGCTCATAATCGATGCAGGAATCAAATTGTTCGTGACGCTAATCCAAGCGTTGCCTGAAATAATCGAGATGATATTAACGGCTATACCGAAAATCATAACCTCAATCGTTGGCGCGGTTATCGATAACATACCTTTAATCATTCAAGCTGGCATTGAGTTGTTTACTTCGCTTATAGCAAACCTGCCAACGATCATAATTGAGATAGTAAAAGCTGTTCCGCAGATACTTTCCTCGATCGTGAGCGCATTCGGCAGTGGATTTTCGCAAATGGCCGAAGTCGGCAAAAACCTAGTCCGTGGATTATGGGAAGGCATACAAAGCCTAGCGTCATGGATATGGGATAAGGTCAGCAATTGGGCAGGGGATCTGTGGAGCGGCATCAAGAGCTTCTTCGGCATTCACTCACCATCCAAGAAGATGGCTTGGATCGGAGATATGTTGATGGAAGGATTGGCAGGCGGAATCGACGAAACGGCAGGTGAGGTACTCGATTCGGCGAATGGAATGGTTAGCAACCTTAATTCTGTTTTCGATGGCTTGTCCGCGGACATGAGCAAAGTCCCTACCGATTTCAACGTGACGAGTGCTGTCAACCCAGTGAGCGGTGGAACGCAGGCAAATCAAGGCGGTTTGGTATTGCAACTAAGCATTGGGAATTTCAACAACTATTCAAAAGAAGATGTAACAAGTCTTACTGAAGAAATAATGGAGACTGCAGGTAATTTTGCAAAGAGAAAAGGAGTGGTGTTTGCATGAGTTATTTTATTTTTAACGGAATATCTAGCGAGAGCATGGGCATACGTATCAAAAGCAAAAACGTATATTCTGCTCCAAAATACGATGTGACTTTGACGGCCATTCCTGGTCGTGACGGGGAACTTATAAGCTCGAACGGAAGGTTTGGCAATGTTGGCGTTTCGTATACTTGCTTTTTGCCTGCAAAGTCCATTGCTGAATTATCGGACAAGCTAACCAAAGTGAAAAATTGGCTCTATACGGAACCTAATAAATATCACGATTTAATGGATAGCTATGACGTCAGATTCATGCGAAAGGCATTGTTCAACAGCAAGCTCGATATCTCTGACGAATGCATGAAGATAGGCATTTTCACGATATCGTTTTCATGCAAACCACTGAGATATTTGATTTCTGGACTTACAAAGCAGACGTTTTCTGGAGCAGTGGTTCTTACAAACGAGTTTAATTTCACGGCCAAGCCTTACATCAAAATAAACGGAAGAGGAAAGGGAACGCTAACGATAAACAATAAAGTGTGGAACTTTGAAACACTAAATGGTTATACGGAGTGCGATTCTGAATTAATGAACTATTATCACGATACGACGCTAAAAAACGACACAGTAACTGGTGATGGATTTCCTGAATTTGTGCATGGCGAAAACCACATCGAGTTCGGTGGCGGAATAACCAGCATTGAAATAATACCGAGGTGGGTGAGTTTATGATTCCAATTCTATATAAAGAAAGTGCAACTGATTTTTCAAATTTTGGTATCGGTGTGCTTGCTGACACTATATCTTGTTTGGTGACCGAAGAAAGAAATGGCGTATACGAGCTCACTCTAAAATATCCGCTTAATGGTCCGCTATACAATGAGATAAAAAAAGAGCGCATCATAAAAGCCAAAGCTAACGATCTATCCGATCCGCAGGCATTCAGGATATACAGAATTACCATACCGATTAACGGGATAATCACAATCTATGCTCAGCATATATCTTATGACCTGATCAATATCGGCGTTCTTCCGTTTTCACTTGTGAATGTTAAACCACAACAAGCTATCGATACGGTGCTTAAAAACACTGTGATGCCTCATAATTTCACTTTTAGAACTGACTACACGATAGAGAAAGACTTCGAAGTCAAAAAGCCGCAAAGTGTCAGGGCTTGTCTTGGAGGAACTTATGGCAGTTTGGTAAACAAGTGGGGTGGTGAGTTTGAGTGGGATAACTTCGATATAATTCACCACAAAGGAAGAGGCTCCAACAAAGGCGTCGTGATAGAATACGGCAAGAACCTGACAAAGCTTGACCATGACAGCAATATTTCGGAAGTCTACACGGACATTCTGCCGTATGCTGTTATCTCAAAAGGCGATGGAACGGATGATGTTGTCACATTAAGCGAACAAACACTGCCACTCACAAGTACTTTGATTAACAGAAAAACACTTATAAAGGACATGACGGATTCCTTTGATGAATGCGATGAGATTACCGAATCGACATTAAGAGAAAAGGCTCAAAAGTATATTGAGGATAATCCGTTAGGGGTAGAGAATCCTACTATCACAATCAGCTTCGAGCCGCTATGGAAGCAACCTGAGTATTCCGCATTGCTGGAAAGGGTCTCGCTTTGTGACACGGTTATGGTAAAGCATACGCAAATCGGCGTGTTGATCAAGACGAAGGTGATCAAGACAACATACAATACATTGCTTGAGAAATACACAAGCATAACGTTAGGAAACGCAAGATCTAATTTTATCGATCAAGTACATGACGTGGAAAACAAAATCGATTCAACAAAAACGGCGGTGGACAGGTTTCCATCGCTTTTAAATTACGCCATAAGCAACGCGACAAATCTTATAACAGGTAATTCTGGCGGATATGTTGTTCTGCATTCGGCCGCAAAAGACGGCAAACCATACGAGCTGCTCATTATGGATAAGCCGAATTTGAATGATGCGGTGAAGGTGTGGAGATGGAATGTCAGCGGACTGGGATATTCCAACAACGGATACAACGGTCCATACGAGACTGCGATAACGTCTGACGGGCAGATCGTGGCGGATTTCATTACTTCTGGCTCGCTTGTGGCAAACATTATTAAGGCTGGAATTATCTCATCGGCTGACGGCAGCTCATACTGGAACATCGATACTGGCGAAGTGGTGCTTAAAGCCTATGTGACCAACGACCAATTCAATGACAAAGTTGGCAAAATCGAAGAAACCGAATCGAAAATCGAATCGGACTTGAATGGCATAACAAGTACCGTTTCCGCGATAACCAAGCGAGTAACCGATAGTGAAGGTAACATCGACACATTGCAATCAGACGTATCTTCGCTTACGCAAACGGCAAACAAAATCGAGCTTCAAGTTAACGAGAATAAGTCGAATATATCCTCGCTTACCGTGACCGCAAACAAACTGGCTTCTAGCGTAGAATCAAACAAAAAGGATATCTCAAGCCTTGAACAAGAAGCGGAAGCCATAAACGCGGAAGTGTCGAAGAAGGTCGATGAGGAAGGCGGCGTTGCTTCGTCATTCGGATGGAAGCTTAAGTCTTCGGGCTTTGAGCTGTATTCGGGCGATAAAACAGTTATGAAAGTCGATTCGCAAGGGCTGGAGGTAAACGGGAAAATAACGTCGAACGAAGGAAAAATCGGCGGACTTACGATAACCAGTAGCGGGTTAAGATATAACGGCAATTGGAACGCATCCTTCCAGATAGGCGAGATTTCAAGCGATCCTAGGATGCCTACATACGCGATTTTCTCAAGAACGCAAAGGATCGACAATTGCATCATGGGTTTCAAAAGCAATTCTTATGGCGAGAACTTCTGGGTCGAGTTCAAGCCTGAAGGGTACTGCACGTACATTTCCAGCGATGTCGAGGATGCTGTCCTTTCTGGGAAGATACCTTATAACCAGTTAAGCAATATTTGTTGGCTGCATAGCCCATTAGGATCGTTCTACTCAGGAAACGAGGCGACATGTCCTCAGATTATCGTCTTCAACTACACGGTAGCAAAATCAAGCTACTCGAGCATCGACCTCGATGTCTATGGGATCAACGAGATAATCGGCGCATCGCTTACCGAAAAAGATACCAAGACCACTGGCTCGAACAATCAATGGGTCTCATTCAACAAAAAGGTCATCACCATCCACAACACGACGGGAAGCGAAAAGACGTATTCCGTGATAGTAATCGCAAAGTAGGAGGCATTAATGAAGAAAGTAAAAATAAACGAACAAGGATTTCTGGAAAGTCCTTATATAAGTGACGCATCCATAGAAAAAGAAGTCGATGAAAAGACGTACGAAACGATTATGTCTTGCAAGATCGGCATGAACTGGAGACTGATAGATGACGCATTCACTATGGTTGACATTCTAGATGAAGAAACCATAAGGGGACGAAGGCAAATAGAATGCTTCAATTTTGTAGACAATCGCTCTCAGCTGTGGTGGGAGCATTTATCAGAAGAACAAAAGAAGGAATTGAGCGAATGGTACGAGGCTTGGCTTGCGGCTCCAGAAACGAAGAACATACCCGAAAAGCCAAGCTGGATAAATTAGGAGGAATGTATGGAACTAGGACAAACAATTATAACCATTGCATCAGTGCTCACCGCACTCGGTGTTATATTCGGCGTGATTTTCGCAGTTTACAAATGGTACTTAAAGCAAGAGAAACAAGACAAGGACATCAAAGCGATAAAGGAAGAACAAACCCTTTTGACCTATGGTGTCCTTGCTTGCTTAAAAGGCCTGAAAGAGCAAGGCTGCGATGGCCCAGTCACGACTGCGATAAACCAAATCGAAAAACACATAAATAAACAAGCTCATAAATAAAAGGAGGTCAAAAATGGACTATTTGAATTTAATCAGCGTACCTGCAATCGCAACAGCAGTGTACCTAATCATTGAGATATTGAAGAAAGCATTCAACAACAGCGAGAAGTTCCTTAGGGTGATTCCCTTGGTTTCATTGCTTATCGGATCAGTAGCTGGCGTCGTTTGCTTTTACTTCATCCCATCGATTATCCCAGCCACAAATGCTGTGGTGGCCATCATAATTGGCGCGGCTTCAGGCTTGACTGCAACTGGTACGAATCAAATCTTTAAACAATTAAATAAAGAAAAAGAAAATTAAGGTAAGCCCATGAAAGTCAGAAATGATGAGTAATGGGCTGTTTTTTTGTTGTAATTAAATGCTAAATTTCAATTTATCTATTTGTTCTACAAAAGAAGCAAACTCACTCTGCAAAACAATTGGTGG